GTCGGACCGACCCCCCGACGAGTGTTTCCACCCATCAGGTATTTGGCCCAACGGAGACTGATCAGATTCAGCTTCGAAACTTATTAAGGTTACTCGAGGAGCTTTCGCCCCACAAGGGTGTTACCCTCTAAAGTCCTTAATGGTATATGGGAGATGTCGATGTGCCTTCCTTAGGTGCCAGGTAGTTCAACATAATGAACCCTTCACCTTTGAGTGTCGTTGGAGCCAAGATTCCAGCCTCCTTAAGAGACTGTAAGACTCTAAGCCATTCCTGACCCATTCTAAACAACTTTGGAGCTGAAACTCTAAAGGAATTTAGTTCCCCTTTCGCAAGAAGAGCAGACGCCGAAAAGGCGGATACATCTTCGTAAGCTTTAAGGGCCTGGATCAAGTTGGATAAAGCCTCGGTAGACGTCTTGAAGATGGAGAGTTTTCTCTCTACCAAGTACAAGAAGGAATTCACAGATTCTACATATTTCAGTGTGTAGGCTGTGTGAACTCTTTCGTAAACCGGTCTTAGCTTAGACTCGACCTTCCCGAGGAAATCGGGTTGGTCTTTTGCAGTCCAGTACTCAGGCTGACCAGCCAAGAATGTAGCCCACCCTTTCGGGTGGAGTTTCTGAACGGTCGATATGACCTTCGGAAAAGTCGCACCGGAGACTCTACCGGAAGACATTAGATCGGTTTTAACCTTTCTAGCCTTCACGGTGAGATCACTAAGGTACGACGCCACAAACTTGATGATCGACAAGTGGAATGAATCACTATCCATACCCCACTTTAACATAGAAGTTAAAGTCTGTTGGAGTAAGGAAGGATCCAGTACACCTGCCGTAAGTACTAAAAACTTAACTTTAAGGTTCTGGTACGCCAGGGGTTTGTTCAAACTTCCCTTAACCTTATAACCGAAACCAGCAACAGTCAAAAGTTGCTGTAACGAGAGACCGTACTTCTTTCCATAATCAATTAAACCAGTAACGCTTTCAACAGCGGAACTAAGTTCATCGAATGTGGTAGGGGATACGTCAACTCCCTTGAAGTAAGTGTGTTTAGCAAACTCTAATCCAAGCCCTTTCGGGCTCATGATAGATTTCGCCAAATTACACTCTACTCCAAGCATGGAGATAAGGTTGTGATAGGCCTTCGCGACCTTCGCATTGAAGATCACGATGTCATCACCAAGGACAACATAATCCTTGAATAGGGTCGTCTGAGCTACTACCCCGGAGCTCCAAGCGGCAACTTGCACAATGAAATGGTGCGTAAGCGCCAACATTCCCCAGGAGCTGTAAGCCCCCATAGGTTGACCTACAGAATATCTGTACTCCCCTACATCAGGTAGGAGATAAGGTCTTCCAACTAATAACTCTCTCCATGATTCCGCCACAGCTGGCGGCATATTGAAGACCGAGCTAATTAGTTTCTCTTGAAGGAGAACTGGGAGTCTATCAGTCGCTGCAGATAAATCCATTGAGAACATCGG